GTAGTATTAACAGTACATGACTCACTGGTGGTGTGTGTCAAAGAAGATGAAGCGCAAGAGGCGAGAACGTATATCGAGAAGTGTATGCGTACTGTGCCTACTTGGGCTGAAGGTTTGCCTCTCGATTGTGAGTCAGGCGTAGGTAAGGCATATGGAGACTGCGAATAATGGAAATGGATCGACATGAGTTCATTGAGAGTGAAATAACAAGGGCTTGGGAGAACGAGCCTAACGAATGGAAAAAGGACTACTACCGTCATGCTGCTAATTATTTATCCAAGAACCAGTATGTTGAGGGCGGGAAGATATGTGCGTTCTGTAGGAAGCAGGGCATGGAAGAACCGCATCATCACAATGTGTGGGGTGCGATGATAGCATCACTTAGAAAGATGGGTTGGATGGACAAGGTTGGCATGGTGGAGCCTACTACTAAGCACACTCACATAAACGAGGTGTGTCAGTGGGAGAGCAAACTGTTTAAATGAAAGCTGCACCGTGGTCGTTCAGCAAGATAAAGGCATTTCAACAATGCCCGAAGCAGTTCTACCATGAAAAAGTTATCAAGCAGTATCCTTTCAAGATGACCGAAGCGATACGATATGGAGATCAGTTTCACAAAGCAGCAGAAAAATATATACGAGATGGTGAAGAGTTACCCGAAAGATTTTTATATGCAAAGGACTCACTGGATGCTCTTAGGAGAAAAAAGGGCGACAAGCTTTGTGAATACAGAATGGGTCTCACAGAAGATTTAGAGCCATGCGGATTTTACGAAGACAGCGTGTGGTGGAGAGGTATAGCAGACCTGATTATATTAAATCAGGATCAGGGTATAGCGTATGTGGTGGACTACAAAACTGGCAAGTCTTCACGATATGCAGATAAAGGGCAGCTAGAGTTGATGGCTATGGCTGTGTTTAAGCATTTCCCTAACGTAGATACAGTTCGAGCGGGTCTACTGTTTGTAGTGTGTGAAGATTTAATAAGAAACACATACGAACAATACGAAGAAGATACGCTGTGGGATAAGTGGATGGATAACTTTCAAACGATGGAGACTGCATATAAAGTAGATGTGTGGAACCCTAAGCCTAGTGGATTATGTAGGCAGTGGTGTCAGGTCATGGAATGCCCTCATAATGGGAGAAGATGATGCGTAGAAGACAACGCAACTACAAAAAAGAATACCAACAGCAGAAAGCTAGAGGTGAGCACAAAAATCGCATGGAACGACAACGTGCCAGACGAGAGCTAGATAAAAAGAAAGTAAATAGAAAAGGTAAAGATGTAAGCCACAATAAGATGTTAAGTAAAGGTGGCTCAAACAAGGACGGTTACAGATTAGAGAGTCCTAGTAAGAACAGGAGTAGAAACGGTAAATAGAATTAGGCTCAGTGGTGTCCCCTTACAAATTGACAGTCACTGAGTCTATAGACCGAGGTGGGAAGTACTCCTCCTTCCTAAGAACCACTCGCCAGCAGTGGGGTCGAAGCTGGCATTGTTTTAGGAGAACAAGTGAACATAAAGAAACTATCTGACTTCGATGATGAGTTAGACTTCATTAACTATATGTTTGAATTATTTATCGTATCCGAGATGTGCGATAAAGAAGCAAAAGAGCTACACGATATCGATATAGCCAGAATCAAACGCGATCTTAAAAACAAGAACGTAGAGTTTGTCTGGTTATGAAAGTCATAGAAAACAAAGCATTGCTGCTTACGCTACGTGACCCCCGGAAGGTTACTAGTATTATTCCTAAGAGCAAATCTTTAACAGCCAACAAAGTGCTCGTCAACTGGGGGCTTGAAGAGACCCATGTTCTTAAAAATTTAAATATAAAAGCACCCTCCCCGATACGTACACGATACGATTGGACAGGAAAACACTCACCCATGAGCCATCAGAAGACAACTTCTGAGTTCTTCACCATGAACAAAAGGGCTTTCTGCTTCAACGAGCAGGGTACAGGCAAGACAGCTAGCGCAATATGGGCCGCTGATTACCTAATGAAGAACAACTATATACGCCGTGCGTTGGTGATCTGCCCTCTATCTATTATGGACTCGGCATGGCGCGAAGATCTCTTCACATTCGCTATGCACCGCACTGTCGATATAGCCTATGGTGCAGCTAAAAAGAGAAGAGAGATTATAAACAGCGATGTGGACTTCGTAATCATCAACTACGATGGTGTCGAGATAGTCGCTGACGATATTGCTAACGGTGGTTTTGATCTGATTATTGTTGACGAAGCCACGCACTATAAAAACGTGCAGACTAATCGGTGGAAGACACTCAACAAACTGATACAACCGCACACATGGGTGTGGATGATGACAGGTACACCCGCTGCACAAAGCCCACTTGATGCGTATGGCCTAGCTAAGATCATAAACCCAAGTGCAGTACCTAAGTTCTTTGGATCGTTTAGGGATCAGGTGATGCTGAAGATCACTAACTTTAAGTGGATTCCCAAAGATGACGCTACTGATAAAGTATTTAAAGTATTACAACCAGCCATACGGTTTACAAAAGATGAGTGTCTGGATCTGCCAGATATGATCTACACCAAACGTGAGGTCGAACTTACCCGACAGCAAAAGAAATACTATAAAGAACTTAGAGATAAGATGATCGTTCAAGCAAGCGGGGAGCAGATAACATCTGTTAACGCAGCCGTGAATATGAACAAGCTCCTACAGATAAGTTCTGGTGCAGTCTACACCGACGATGGTGAGTCACTTGAGTTTGATATTAAGTATCGATACAAGGTCTTACGTGAAGTAATAGACGAATCAAGCAAGAAAGTTTTAGTGTTTGTGCCGTTCAAACACACGATAGATATTCTGGTAAATAAATTAAGAAAAGAAAACATACCCACAGAGATGATTCGTGGTGATGTAAGCGCAAACAAACGCACCGAAATATTCAAATCGTTTCAGACAACAACAGCTCCACAAGTGTTAGTCATTCAACCACAAGCAGCAGCACACGGTATAACGCTAACCGCTGCTAATACGGTGGTCTGGTGGGGTCCGGTAAGTTCTTTAGAAACTTACGCACAAGCAAACGCTCGTGTGCATAGGTCTGGTCAGGATCACAAATGCACTGTCGTACAACTACAAGGTTCGCCTGTAGAGAAGAAAATGTACGCATTACTAGATAATAGAATTAACGTACACACAAAAATCATAGATTTATACAACGAACTACTTGATTAGCGTGTAGTTTACCATTATATTTAATGGTTCATCACTAGGAGTGATTGCGTGGAAAAACAAGGACACTTGGATCGGTGTGTGAGCACCTTTCTAAAGATTAAGGCTGAACGTAGCAGACTCAAAGAGAGTTTTGATACGAAAGATGTTGCCCTGCGAAAGCAGCAAGATCTGGTAAAAGAGGAACTCTTGATGCACTTGAAAGAGAATGATCTTAAAAGTGTGAAGACTAACTCTGGTACGTTCTACAGGACAGTTAGGACTCGTTATTGGACTGACGATTGGGGGGCGTTACATGAGTTTGTTCTTGAGCATCAAGTTCCAGAACTGCTTGAAAAGCGTCTGCACCAATCTTCTGTATCACAATTCCTAGAAGAGAATCCAGAGTTGGTTCCGAAAGGACTCAATGCGGATAGCGAGTTCCAAGTTACTATTAGGAAGACAAAATGAGTGAGTTCGTTGGTATAGAAGATGTAGCTAAACATTTTAATGTTAGTGTCAGCACTGCCCGTGCTTGGGTTCGACAAAAGGAGATTCCAGAGAACACATACGTTAAGATTGGTAAGACTTACAGATTCAAACTGGATGCAGTAGTGGAAGCATTGTTGCAAAAAGAGATTGAGTCAGAGGTGGCTGGTGATGCAGCTATGGAAGAAGTCCTAGAAAACTTTGATGCGGACGAGGACTTTTGAGAAAAATCAGTATCAGAGGGGGGGAGTTCCGTAAGGTAACTCCAGATGGTGAGGCTGTCTTAGATCAAGACACGATTGATGTAATTATCGTAGATGCTGCTTCAATCGCACGGATGTATTACAAGCAGGTGTACGCTGAGTACTCTACTAATGCACCTATATGTTGGTCTTCTACGACACGCCAGCCAGATCCCAATGTTACGGATAGACAAGCCCCTAGATGCTTTGATTGCATCCAGAACGTAAAAGGTTCGGGACAAGGGAACTCTAGGGCGTGTAAGTTTTCACAGCGGTTAGCTGTTGTATTTGAAGACGACTTACAAAACATTTACCAGTTACAACTGCCAGCAACGGCGTTGTTTGGTGATGCAAAACGTGGGTGGATGTCCATGCAGAATTACGCCAAGCATTTGGCTAAACATGATACGTCCGCAACGATGGTAGTGACCCGAATCATCTTTGAAGAAAGTTACATACCAAGGTTGAGATTCAGACCTATGCGGGTCTTGAAGGATGCCGAAATAAAAGAGGTGGTGGAGTTACAAAACAAACCAGAAGTATCTGAGGCGATAGCCATGAACGTACGGCCCATTAGAAAGGTCATACCGTTTGCTGAAACAGATGGCTTTGTTTTTAACGAAGCTAAAATTAGTTAGACATTTAAGGAGAACACATATGTCTGAAGAAGTATCTGCTGCTTACGTTGTAATGGACGTTGAGGCGATGTACCCGAAGCTTGACCGAACTTACAACTGGAGTGCTACAGAGAATCGAAGTGTGCCATGTGGTGCGTTAGATGACGGTGCGGAATACTCTGTTAATTTTAAAATGAGTAAAGCTTCTGCTAAAGAACTACATACTTTTATGAAAGGTTTGTACGAGTCTAAGAAGCAGAAGAGTTGGCCTGCTTATAGCAACCCTTTTAAGAAAGAAGAAGACGGTATGTTTTCATACAAGGCTTCTTTGAAAGGGGCTTATAACGGACAGAAGACTCAGAAGCCAACACAGTATGACGCTAAGGTTAAAGAGTTACCAGAAGACTTCCAACTAACCACAGGCAGTCAGATAAACCTAGCTGTCGTTGGAGTGCCTTATAGCGGATCGATGGGGGCAGGTGTATCTTTGCGATTAAAGAGTGTGCAGGTCTTGAAACTCGCGGAGAGACAAAACGTATCGCCCTTTGAAGCCACTGATGGTTTTAGTTTTGGCGACGATAACCCTTTTAGTGCGGTTGAAGAGCCAGCTAAAGCGGAGCCAGAGGAAGATCCTTTTGAAGAAGAGGTGGAAGAACCTAAAAAGGTAGCTAAGAAGACTGCTGCACCAAAGAAAGAGGCAGATGATATAGCAGACGTTCTTGAAGACTGGGACGACTAATATTTCATAGTTTCACTACGGCTAGGATGTCCTCGACTATACATCCGAAGAGGGGCGGTTTTTGCATAATATTTACGCCCCCTGCCGTGGTGTCTCTGACTTTGGACAAGTTGGATGCAGACAAAAGATTTTTTAGAGAGGGTGCTACATAGCGAAGGTTGGTACTGTCTTTTAGCTTTAAAACCCAAGCAGAATAGAAGGGTACAACAGTTCTACGAATCTATTAACGAACTGATTGATGCTGCTCGTAGGTTTGATAGCAGCGGTTATGATACATACTTTGCGTTAGCTACTTTTAAAGACGATAACTCTCGCAGAGTAGATAATGTGGATCGTATTCAGTCATTCTTTCTAGATCTTGACTGTGGACCATCAAAAGACTTTGTAGATCAGGAGGAAGCGTTAACTGCGCTACGTAAGTTCTATAAAGAGCTTCATCTCCCAAAACCTTTAGTAATAAGTTCTGGTCGTGGCATACACGTATATTGGTGTTTAGAAGAGTCCGCGATCTTTGATGATTGGTTTCCGATAGCAGAGAGACTGAAACAAGTTTGCGCCGAACATAAGTTTGCTGCTGACCCAGCGGTGACTAGTGATGCTGCTAGAGTTTTAAGAATAGTACGCACACACAACCACAAAACAGACCCGCCTACGCAAGTATTACAGTTTGGCGTAGACGTACCGCCCCTAGTTGACCTAGATGATTTTGCAGAGCTTTTGGGTGCAGGTAGTTTACCCGCCCCGAACAAGCTAAAGATGCAACCAGATACCGCTCTGATGCAAAAGCTGATGGGTAACAAAGATACTAAGTTTAAGAATATACTTACTAAGGTAAAGGATGGTGGTTGCAAACAGATAGAGCTACTGACTCTTAATCAGGATACTTGTTCTGAACCCATGTGGAGAGCTGGACTATCGATAGCTAAATTCTGCTCTGATGCAGAAAAAGCCATCCACCACATATCAAGAAAGCACCCTGATTACGACCCAGAGAAGACAGTAGAGAAAGTTAACCTGATAAAGGGACCGTATCTTTGTGCAAAATTTGACGAATACAATCCTGATATATGTCCTCATTGCCCTAACTGGCACAAAATACGTTCGCCCATATCGCTTGGTGCTCAAGTGGTAGAGGCAGAAGAGGCAGATAATATAATAGAAGCGCCTGTGGCGAATCGGCCCAACTCGCAGCTACAGGTTTACACCATACCGCAATACCCGAAACCTTACTTTAGAGGTACTAACGGTGGTGTGTATGTGCGTACATCTGGTCCTGATGGGACAGTTGACGAAAAACTTATTTACCACAACGACTTCTACGTTGTTAAACGTATCGTTGATTCTGAGATTGGTGAGTCGATAGTGTTGCGACTGCACCTACCAAGGGACGGAGTGCGCGAGTTTACAGTGCCGTTAACATCTGTAACCTCTCGTGAAGAACTCCGTAAAGCTGTTAGTATGCACGGCATAGTAATAGACAAACCGGACGAACTCATGCGCTATACGGCTACGTGGGTCAATGAACTACAGACCACGACTATGGCTGACGAAGCTCACAGACAATTTGGTTGGACTAGTAAAGATATGAAATCTTTTGTGATAGGCGATAGAGAGATCTTCGCTGACCGCACTGAGTTCAATCCCGCATCTTCTGCGACAGCAGCTTTGTTCCCCCACATGGAACCAAAGGGTTCTTTAGAGGGCTGGAAAGAGATGATTAACTTCTACAACAGAGATGGGTTTGAGTTACATCAATACGTTGTCGGCACTAGCTTTGGCTCCGTTCTGATGGAGATGCTGCCTATACACTGCTCGATGATGCACCTGCATAGTGGTGGCACAGGGTTCGGTAAAACCACTGTTATGGAAGCTGGACTGTCAGTATGGGGCGACCCAGAGGAGCTTCTTTTGTATGAAAAGGACACTCACAGCATAAAAATGCACAGAGGAGAGGTGTATCACAACCTACCTATGTACATGGATGAGCTTACACAAATGCAGAAAGACCCAGACGCTGTTAGTGATCTTGCCTATCAAATAGTTAGTGGTAAGCAGCGTAGACGCATGGTCGGCAGCGCAAACGCAGAGCGTGTAACTGGGTTATCGTGGAACCTGATAGCAGTGTCCAGCGGTAACGCTAGTCTTGTGGAGATTGTGCGTGGTGCAAAAGAGTCACCCGAAGCAGAAGCGCAAAGAATATTGGAAGTTAAAGTACATCAAATGTTTTCTGGTAGTCAGTCTAAGGCAGAGACCGATGCTTTCTCTTACCAGATAAAACAGAACTACGGTTTTGCTGGTGAGATATTTGTCCGCTACGTCATGCAGAACCTAGAAGAGATTAGAGAGTTTCTTCTTGCTGTTCAGCAGAAGATTGACATGGATGCAGGGCTATCGGCTAAAAACAGATTTTGGTCAGCAGGGGCCGCTTGCACTATGACCGCCCTACATATATGCAATAAGATAGGTCTCCTGCAATACGACACTAAACTAATATACCGTTGGATAGTGAAGGTGTTAGTTCACAACAGAGATATGGCAGACGATATGGTTACATCTGCGGAACAGATACTAAACAGCTACATATACGAGAACTGGAGCAACATACTACAGATACGAAGCACTGATGACTTGCGTAAACAGCGTGACACTGGTGTAGATGCCCTAGTGGTTCCAGACAAAGACCCAAGGATACACTTGGTGGCTAGATACGAGACAGACATAAACAGACTTTATCTTTTGCCGAAACCGCTTCGGCAGTGGTGCGCTAAACAACAGATAAACTACACTTCTCTCATACAAGAGTTTATGGAGAAGTTGGATGGTAAGAAAGATAAAGTACGGCTAGGTAAAGGCACGTTGCTAAAACTAAAATCTAGTGACGTAATTGTTGTTAACTTTGCTGCGGATGCACCTCCAGAGCATGAAGAGGACGAAGAAGAATCAAGGCGTATTGAGGACGGATGAACTAGCTCCAGACGGAGTAAAGATAGTTATCTTGTGGAGTGCTATGGTAGTTAACTCATCTGTTTTTGTACCGTGTATAGATACCGAGCTTGCTATAAAAGATTTAAGACGTATAACGGAAGCTAAGGGTTGGAAAACGGTGACTAAGGTACGTATCGAAAGCGGAAAAAGGGGTGTACGAATATGGAGAACTATGTGATACGATCTGGTCCGAGCATCTAATGTTCGTTCTCCTATAGATTAGCCCCTTCTTCCTAACGGTCTTGGGGGCTTTTCTTTCTTAGAAGAAGGTCGGCCCTCTATCATACTCCGCTGCAAACATTCTTAATGCGTCCCGCACGTTAGGACTCAACTGCACACCATTAAACATTTGCTCTGTGGTGCGTGTATGCTGTGCAAGAGATCGGGTTATAGTCTCTTGAGTTATGGGTACTTTTGGTCCTAGCCTTGCGTGTTTCTTATTAAACTCCGCTATCTCTTTACGAACTTTAATGACTTCCTGATAGTCTCCCATACGAGAAGCTATATAGTATCTTTTAAGTAATCTTGATCGTTTGCGGTTAACTGCTTTATCTATACGTTTAACATCCTGAGCTACCTCTTGTGCTCTACTGTATTCCGCAGGAGCAAACCCAAAGAACTTAGCAGCGATAGTACCTGCACTAAAGTCAGTGGTTATAGGATCACCCCTTCTTGTTAGAGCACCTTCAGATGCAAAACGACCTGCTTTCAGCATATTACTCACTGACACAGGTAACACATCCTCAATACCCCTCTGGAACTCGCCGTCTAGTAACTTCTCAACTCCTCGTTGAGTTCTACGAAGCGTAGACCATGCAGCACCACCCAAAGCATCGACTATGCTTTCTTCCATAGAACGGTCAAAGTTGTATCTGTTACTGCTAATAATTAGGTTGGCTAGACCGATTCGGGCCGAAACGTCTAGTGGTATGCCTAACTGCTCAAATACAAAGTTCACACCGCCTTTATAAACACCTTCACCAAGGTTCTTTCTGACCCATGAATCGTAGGTTTCTTCATCATCGTCAGTCAGGAATAAATCCAACAGGCCAATTACTGCACCGTATAAAGTAAGGCCCATAACACCAGACATAGCAGCAGTCATGGCAAACGTACCAGCAACTTGTGTGCGGGCTATCTTTGCACCCTTCTCGTCACCCTTATATTTAGCAGCTATGTAATCTGCCATTAACTTTATCTGATGGTAGTAGACACTGAAGCCGTATGTCTTAAACATCATCATTACACGGCCTATGTGTCTTTGCGCGATAGGCGGTGCTTGTGCTAACAAGTTAGTGCCACCTGTTTGTTCAGTTTCTTCTATGGCTACTTCTATCGCTCTTTGTTTTATATCTTGCTGTGTAAGGTTAGCCTCTTCCGGTTTTGGATCTTTGGTGAGTCGTTCTACTTCTGTTAAATAACTAGCAAGTAAAGTTACTTGTCTCTGCGAGCGGTCTCCCATTTGGAATGGGTATGCCGTTAGAGTATTGAAGTCTTTCCATGCTTGGCCGACCTCAGTGGCTTCTTTCTGCCCTGATACGTCTAAACCGATCATCTCTGAATGAATAGTTCTATTTAAGAGGCTTCTATCGGCAGACGTTTGTACTAAATCTTTTACGTCTTCAATCAGCTCTTGTTGCGTGAAGCTGACTATGACATTGCCTTGTTTGTCCTTTCGTTGAAAGAATGGCTTTGTATTATCCAGTTGTAAGTCAGTTCTAGTAGATAACTGCCCGTCTTCTTCTAAATAGTAGTTATCCATAGAGGGTGCGCCTATGTAGGCTTCTCGCAGTTGTGTCTTTTTGCCACCTGCAGTTGTGACATATCGCTCCATACCGCTACCAGCGAATATACGCATCGCCATAAGTATGTTGCCACCTGCGTTAGACCACCCAACTTTAGCCGCAAGTAACGGGTATAAAACCATAGGAATGCCTGCGGTCTGTAGTAGCGCAGAGGATACGTTTATGCCCATAGTGCCTATGAAAGTAAGCTGGTTGGCCCCTATCGCTACTCGTTCCATCATATCGTGTGCTGGATTAGTAGACTGTCTGGTTCTCCATGCGAAAGTATTCTCCAGAACCGTTTTGTTCTCGTTAGTGTATAGACTCAGAGCTAATTCTTTCTTGAAATCGGGACCGAACTTATTTTCAAAATCTTTTACAACAACACTGTCTTTTGGCTGAGATCTTAGGTTGTTAGCTTTGCCGACCCTCTCTTTCAACGTGGCTTCTAAAGAGTCTTTGAGTTTGTATATCTCTCTCGTATATTTACTGTTTATAGCCTGTCGAGCCATGTCAAATGCTCGTATGTTTAGACCCCGCAATACGCTCTGCTGAAAGCCTTCTCTGTTTAATCGTCCCTGCAACGACTTCATAAACGAAGACTCTGGCACAGTCTCTATGTATAGCTGAACTATCTTCTCTATTACTTCTTGGTCTGCTTTAGACTCTTTTAAAGCTTTTACGACTTGTCCTACCCAAGACTGAGGAGGCACACTGTCTATGTTAAAAGTTTCCATGCCGTCGAACTCTACGACACTTGCTTTGTCTAGCTTTGGCTCTTGTTCAAGCATCTCTCTAAAAGATGTTCTAGCATTTTTCGTGGTAAACGGCTGATACGCTTGTTCACCATCTACGATATAACCTAGCCAGAAATCACCTTCGCGGGTAAGCGGCACGTAAGGATCAATAACTGCACGATTAAACAGTTGTGTTTTAACTATGTTACCTAGTCTTCCCGCAGTCTTTTTATCTTCAACGAAAGTATTTACCTGATTTAGTATTCCCTCTTCCATCCTTTCGAGTATGAGGGAATATACCTTAAACACTTCTTTGTACTGTCTTCTGCCCTCACCGCCTAACGCTATGTAGTCTGCTTTATTATCTTTGTAGTACTTTAGTTTCTTACGTTGTGAACCTTGCTCTTCCGGCTTTGCGTTTGGATCTACTGCGTATTCAGACTCTTTCTTTCTAAAGTCAACGCCGTTAATACTGCTGTTATGCACTAACTGATTAAACAACGTAACCTTGTCTGGATTGGCTTTTTCCCACTTAGCCAACTCCATAGCAGTTGCTTTTATGGTAGTGGTGAACTTATTTATCTCACCCTCTTGTTGAGCTATTAAAGTATTTAACTGTTCAAACTGAGGCAATTTAAATAGGCCAGTGCCTATCTGACTTAGCATTCTAGTGTTTAAACCATAGGTAAACCCTATCTTAGCTTTCTTACTAGCGGTGCTAGTCATGAATGTATGAAATCTATCGTACAGTTGTGTTAAAGGTTTAGCCTGTTCTGCTTTTGCCTGTATCTTCTGTATCTCTGTAGCGTTGTTCATCATCTTGCCCATCGTGCCATTCGTCACCGACATGGACGTAACTGGGCCTATATCAGAACCACTGGGTCTGCTAGGTGCTAACAATTTACTTATAAGAGCATCAGACTGATCTAGCGATGTTCTTTCTATCTTGTCTAAGAAAAACAAGCTTCTTATTGCATCTATAAATTTCTGGAACCCACTCCTAGCTTCTTTAGGCACAGGCAGCAATGCTAGTTTTTGTTGGAATGCAGGATTAGAAAATGCTTCGGCTATAAACTCTTCTATTTGTTCTGTGCCTTGTACTTGATCTAAGTTTTCTTTTGCGTTTTTGTATAGCGCATCTATCTGTCTATACAACCTAGAGTTCGTATTCCTACCTTCTACAAACTTTTTTAAGGTGGCTGCGTGTGTGGCTTCATGCAGAAGTGTCACAACTGCCATACCGTTTTGAGTGCCTTCGTTGAGAACTATGGTATCTGACGGTAGTGGACCTCTGTTTTTTGGTATGTACATACCGTTAACGGGATCTTTTATGTCTCCATCTTTAAACAAGGCTCTGACTAATGTGTCCATCTGACTATCAGGCACTACTTCTATTTTTGTATCGCCTACAAACTTAGCTAGTTTATTAGCTATGGTTTTTAGTCTGGTATTAGGTGTCGTTCTGGCAGTTGCTAACAATGCTTCTTTTAAGTTGCCTTCTCTCGCTGCCGCTTCTGCATCGGCATCTAAAGGTGTCTGCAAAGTAATCGTATCGGACACAGACAAATAAGCATCGGCTATACGCCCGTTGTCATCTATGCCTTTGTTTAATTTAAGTATTTGCTCTGTTAGATATTTCTCTAACGGCACATCCACAACAGGACCGGGAGCTTGAGCTTCTCTAGCTTTTGCTTTTGCATACGATTCTTGTGGTGTTTCTCTTTGCTCCTGACCTTGAGGAGCATCCATAGAATCTAATGCAACCGTGGCACCTTCGTATTTCTTTAGTTCTTTTTCTCGACTACTTAGTTCTTCTCTTGTGCTATTTATCCACTTATTAGCTTGGGGAGATAAATTCTTCTTGGCCCACCGAAGCGTGGCGGTTGCATTAGTTTTACCTGTATCTTGAAAGAATTTAACGATAGTAGCTGTAGACTGTTTTAGCTCATCTTTATCGATTACATTTTGGTTGGTAACATCAGACAGAGCTAGGTACAAACTATCTGCTGGGCGACTCATCTTACCCAAAAATATTTGAGCTTTAGCTTTGTCCGTGCCTGCTGCTTTTGTTTTAGCAGAAGGACGAGGGGCTTTAACTAACTCTAATATCTTAAAAGTATCTTCTGTGGTGAGAGGGTTATCTTTACCTACCAGATTATCTAGCCTGCCAGCGATAGTCTTTTCTATTCGTTTCTCACCGCCCTCTTTTGCTTCATCAAACCAAGCATCCCACTCATCATCCAGTTTCTTTATGTCTGCTTCTTTTAATTCTTTATCCGTAATGCCTTTACGTATCTTACCGGGCACATTGATAATAACTTCATCGGGTAGGTCTCGCTGTCCTATATTTGCAAGTGCCGAATCTACTTTCGCCTGTACATCTTTACTAGCAGTCTTCGCATACTTCTGTAGTTCTTTTCGTGGTCCCGGTCTGGTTAAATCTCTACCGAGAAGGGACTTACCTATGGCGGAGCTGGGGGCAAGTCCCAACATATCTAAAACGTCTTTGTTTATAGGCTCGTTTTTAATATCAGTAACATCTGTTTCTTCGGCAACAGCTTCGGCACGAGGTGCAACATCTCCTTCTTCGGACAAGTACACACGAAAGAATCTATCTTCTCCTAGTTCTTTACGCCGTTTTCTTATGTACTTTGCAGGGCCATCTCGTTCAAACTCTTCAGCTAATTTAGGATCTGCATTGGTCTCAGCGACTATCCTATTTACGAGCCTCTGATTCTGGTCACTTCTTGCTGCGCGATCATCTTCTAAACTTTGAGACCGTTCTATGTCCCTTTGATAACCTCTTTGTTTTTTGGGGCGACCTAAAACTTTATTTTGCTTAGGTTTAAAAGATATTATTTGGTCTTGAAACACCTCATAAGGAATAGTTTTATACCCTATGAAACCACTTGGCTCTCCAGCAAAGTTTAGCGGAAGTCCTTCAGCAGTGGTCTTACCATAAAATTTATCTCTTATGGCAGGGTCATTAGAATCAAAACCCCTAATTATTAATCCGTCATAGCCCTTTTCTTTTAAGGTTTCTTTTACCTTACGAGAATCTTTTTTAGAGTTATCTTGAGGCAAGATGTCTAAAAGCGTGTCTATTGTGTTAGGTGTAAGCACAAATGCTTTATCAAATTTAGCTTCTACATCGTAAACAAAGGGGGGTGGCTCATACCCATACATACCCTCTTCAGATATAAATGGGCTATCTTTCTCTGCTAGATATAAAACATCATCTCCATAAACATTTTCTGGGTATCTAGTCCCTGATTTAACGTCCTCCGAATCTATAAACTGAGTCAGATCTCCTTCTGATGAACCATGCTTTAACGGCACAGTGCCACTGAACGTGGCTTCGTCCTTGACTGTTTCAGTTGTCTCTTCAACCGCATCTTTTAGTGGTGCTTTTTTCTGTGCAACAAACTCTGCGAACTCAGATGCCGATACCCTTTGTTT